AATTCCTAAATCAAGAACGATATTCTTTGAAAGATCAAAAACATTGGATCCCGAGTAATCAAAGCTTTCTTGAAATGTATATTTTGAGACTATCTGCCACAACTTAGTGATTTTTAAAAACTTCATGCCCGCGTCTGAAAAGGCTTCTTTAAGCCCTACCACGCTCCCCTTCTTCTTGAAGTTAGGAATGGCTTTTTTTATCTGTCTTCTCCACAAGGTCGGATCACTAGACTTCAAGTTTAAATTGAACATGTTCGCTAGCAATGGAAGGAGTTGTTCGTGCGTCGCGTTGGAATCCAAGAGATCTATTATTTGGTTTGCCATGTCTTCCAAAGAAGTGAAACCAGCAGCCACGGCACCGTTCAAGCCTCGCATTACCTTTGGAGTTATATCCGTGTCCGATATTACCGTCTTGAACATATCTGGGGTGTAGCGCTCAAGAAGCGTGTCGTATTTGTTAGGATTTGTGAAGTGGGTCGGTATACTGGTCGTCACCAAAGTGCTACCATCTAACGAGAAAAACATATGGGATGAAACAATGTCCCCAGCCAGATTGGGCATCCACGACCAACATATAAAATAGTCACCTTCCCTGCACCCGTTCGTGTCCCATTCCAAAACGAACTTGCCCTCAACGACTTCGTTTTCACTTTCGTACGGAACGAGTATGTTGTCTTGCTCTGTTTTAGTTTTTAATTCATTCGGAACCATTTGCGGGTTCAACCACGCCGGAAACAGTTCATTGGTTTCTGGGTCCGTGTATCCTCCGAAAACCTTGACTGCAACAGCCTCTTTGTAAAAAAACTGAGATGCCATCTTGGATGCATCTAGTCTGTTCTTTAAAAGCCTAAGGCTCTCCAGTGACTTTTCTGTCGGAGCAGCAACCGGATCGGACGGGGATGAGAACCTTAAAAAATTCAAAGAAGAAGATCCTAGAACGACATTGGCAGAATCAAGAACCCATCCTGTGCTTATGTTCGCTATTCCTTCATCCACAAACGCATACATTCCATTCGTCACTTTGTCTGTGCTATTGGCATCTTCAGATCTTGACCAAGAACCACTCATCACGACGTATATGCCATTTGATTTTTTGTCAGATTGATCCTTTACAAGAACTCTGTCTCCCTCAACTACTCCTATTCCATCTATAATTTGCTCGCCTAAAAGTGCGATTTCTTCAGTAGTCGAGGCTCGAACATTTTTTTTGGCTTTCGAACAAATGTAGCGTTTCAAGGTTTCGTATTGTTCCTTGAGGCTTTCATTCACTGTCTCTTTTTGATACTCAGTTGCCGTGGGATCAGTGAATTCTCTGTTCACGAAATATATGGTCGCATTTATTACTTTATAAGGCGTGCGTAGACACCCCTCTCCATCCTTAGTCTCTAGTATGAACTTGACTTGGTCCGAAACCTTTATGTTTTCTTTGCCCGCTGTTTTAATCATTCGTCCTCATTCATACAAGAAGGCCACTTCTATCGATCCAGGTCGTATTATCTCAAAGAACTTTGCTGATACTGAAGATCCAGAGTTGTCTGCATAGTTTGTAGTGAAAACTATCTCAAAGCCTTCTGCTTGCTTTACCGAGGATAAACTCTTGATTAGGTCATTGTCTTTTAATCCTTGACCGAACTCCCAGTTCTGTAGGTTAAAGAAACTATTCACGCTGTTTTCTATGTTTGTCCTTATTTCTTTCTCGAATTTTCTGTTTATCTTGGAAAGAGTAACCTCTACGGACACATCTGTTTCTATTATTTGACCGTCTTTTATGCAGATGAAGTCTGTTATCATCTTCTTGTTCTCTAGCAGATCTGCAAGATCTCTCTTGATATTGTCGTTTGCCTCTTGAAGACCAGAACTTCCGTTCCTTGCTAAAACATATATGTCTACAACATTACCTGCGCAACCGTGATTTCTTAAAACCGCGATTGATTTTCCTATCTGGCCATGATAAGGAGTTACAAACTGGTCGGCAAGAGTCTTGTAATCAAGGCCCGTTACCGCTCTGTCTTGTGTGCGCAAATACGCAGGAAGTTTTCTTCTTATGTCCTCTATTGTGTCGCCGTCATACCCATAGTCACCCTTTGTGTAATTAGAAAATGTGACTGGAACACTTGAATTTAATCCGAATACGGTGGCTTGACTCTGGTATTCTACATACCCCGTAACTATATTGCCTTTAACCCCGCCGCCGGTTCTCGCCTTTATTTCTATCTGGGATCCGTTGGGCGGTGAAAGTCCCGCGCGATTATTACCAAACATGATGTATGCTCTGTAAGACGAGTCTAACTCCACCCTGTACTCCCTCCTTGGTTGAGAATCGCTGAAGTATTCGACTCTCTCCCAAAGTATTCCATCCACTTTTACACTTATGGAATCATATATGACCGAGGTCTTTGTTGTCTGGTAAGACTGGAGCGTTTGGCCTGTTCCCGTGTAGTTGTCTATGAATGTGCGGCCCTCTAGTCCAATCAAGGAAGAATTAGTATATGCGCCCGCCGGTATAACTATAGGATCATCAAAAACTGGATTATTTTTGGAGTCGGCTGCAAATAATTCTATTGATATAAGACCATCTTCTGTTCCTACGTCGATGGATATAGGTGTCAATATCTCAAGATCTTTATCGATCGGATTATTTATTGTGGCTGTCCACATAGAGCTTGCGGGAATTGGCGGGGTAGGCTTAAATCCGACGAGCTGGCACAGTCTGAAGGCATTGTCGGGCTCTGTAACCGTGTCTATAAAAAGCTCGTTGACCATCTGGTCCATCTTAAACGACAGCGTGTCCGCTATGAACGCCCAGTTCTCTACCAGCATCACGGCTATAGAACTCTCTACGAAGTCGTTAAAGGCATTTGGGATTACAGTTCCAGTCTCTCCGAACCTCTCCCTAATAAATTGAACAAGTCTCGTCTTAAGTGACCAGAAGTCTTGATTTGTGTAATTGAGGCTTATTATCTTGTCATTCTTTATCGGGTTGGATTGAGAGTATGGGGATATTTCAAAAGGGCAGTTTTCGGGCATCTCATTGACCTCCCAGAGGTATTTCCAGTTTTAGTTCTTGAACATTGCGTATGTTATTAAAGTCGGCAAATAAAATTCTTATCAATAGTATGTGACCAATGTCTTCTCTTTTATCTGAGGTGTCAAGTGCGGATCTCACTTCTGCGTCCGAATTTGTGACTTCTATCTGAGTTACGGCTATCCTAGGTTCCCAAGTTTTTATCGAATTTGTTATTATTTCCTTCACATTATCAACTAATATCGAATCATTGGGCTCAAAAAAGAACCGCTTGAGAGGGGTACCGAACTCAGGAAGCATAACCCGCTCCCCGGGCTCTGTAAGGAGCAAGACGAGAAGGTCTGATTTTATCTGGTTTATTCCACTTTGGGTTCTGAACAGACCTAGTGGATGTTTGGTTATTGGATAAGGAAGACCTAGAAATGACATTTTAATTACCTTCGTAGGGAGGAGGACAGTTTACGCCGATGCTCTTGTCCATCATCATTAGTATGCTTATGGGTTGAGCCTCAAGTGATGCCGATGCGAAAACTCTATCGCTAGCCACGAGCTTGGATCGCTTTGTAATGGGGTCGGTGAGCAAGACCGCCACTTGACCGACGCAAGGCACACACTTCATGCTTTCCGATTCTGGTGGAGGCGGACAATCCTTGCCTGCCATAAGTAATATGAACTTGTCTGCTAAAAACGCATGAATCTCGGCTATATTGAAGTAAAAATTGCACGACATGTGAATCGAGTGCTTAGAAACCATTGTCATCCAATTCTTTGGACCTAGACATCCACCCTTGCAAAAATCATCTGGAGGTGTGGTTTTTCCCACCCCTACGACAGTCACGTGGTCTCCTTCCGTCATGCACATGTAGTCGCCACCGGCCCTTACGAAGATATAGCCGCAATAGTCGCTCTCTTGCATTCTTATGAAGTGAGGCCCGCAGCAAGCATCATACTGAGGAGCCATGATCTGGATATACTGGCTCTGGGTATCTTTCTGGTGGTTATCGTCGGCCATCATTATCTCTAAGCCGTATCCGGTTCTTATCCTTACGAACGCGTCAGTAGCCTTGTTTGTGGGCATTCCGCCCTCTCTCCTCTTCGGGCCGCACTGGTCGTTGTTCTCGTCGATCATCTGGATGATGTGATTAGAGGTGCTGTGAAGTTCAATGCCCCTCCTCGGCCCCGCACGGCAGTTTTCGCCTTGCGTATCGTCGTTCATCTCTATTCTGTTACCGGTAGCCGTTAGCAGCCGTATGAAGTTTTCGTCGCCCCTCGTTTCAGGTAATCCGTCGGGTTCGACGTCACTGATCATTATCTGGTGACCATGGGCGGACTTCCAAGTCGTCTTGCCTTTAAAAACTTTGTCACACCCATAGTCGAACATCTGTATGCCACGCTCCCAGTTGTTTTTTCCCTTGGGTTCTTTTACCGAGTCGTCCATCCAGAATGTGTGTCCGCTCAACGAGGTCATCTGTATTCCGGACTGAGGAAGCGTCGTCTTGTCGACCTTGTTATTCTGGGGATTGCCAGGCCCAGAATATGGGCGGCACTCACTTCTATGTTTAAAATAAGGATTTGCACATTGCCCCTCGGAACTGCCACCTCCCCCGCCGCCACCTCCGCCGCCACCTCCTATCATCATCACACTTGGAGACACAGGCGTGTTGTCACCTTGTACATCTGGGGGGCACTGATCGGGTTTTTCTATCGGCTCATCACCCTCATTACACTTGCTGAAGTCCCCCGATCCGCACCCGCACTTTGGATTAGCCCATTGCGCGGCCGGATGCACCCTATCGTCCTTGAGTATCAGATGGTTTCCTTGAGCCGACTTGATTTCAAGCCTCTGCCAACGGAAATTACACTTGTAGTTTCCATCGACCATCTTGATCATGTGCTTCTGCGGCGTTTTCCATCCGTATATGTTCGGATATGTTATCTTATTTCTTGCATCTGGATCATTTTCAAAGTCCGATATCGTATCAATATCTATTCCATTGTAGTTTTCCGTATTCCATGGAGGAAAAACTTGCGTTTCGTCGTCGCCGAGAAGATATCCGCCTCTGTGTCCTCGGTGTATCTTTTCATATTCTGGAACCGGAAAGTTCCAT